ATGAATGCACTAAGAAAACACGCGAGCACTCATCCAGGAATGAGAATCGCACACCAACTACCGATATTCCCCGAGCAAGCGCTGCTTGATCTTGGATTTACCTACGCTGGCAAAGACTGGGGTAATGGAGGTATCACCTATTATGAATATGAAGTTGGCTGTGGTCAATTATATGTTGTCGACTCCAAAGAGGTCTGGCTTTGCGTCGGTCATGGATTGCGCCAGCTTGAAAGAGTGCGCACGGTAGCAGATCTGCAACAACTAATTGCCCTGTTATGATTGCATCACCAACTGGAAAGAGAAAAATGCTCCAAGAGCATACCTCTTACATGGAGAAAGGCCATGTCAAGCTTCGTGATAGAGAAACAGTCCACACGAGCACCGTGAAAATAGAAGAACGCCCGGTGCGTATAACCGACAAGCTAGTAGCAATGGTCCCGGTTACGGATACGCGCAGTGATGCAGAAATCCGCAGAGAAAGGCTTGAAAAACTTGGATTACCTAACCTATCTGCATAATGAGAAAACTACTTAAAAAGATCATGATATTCTTCGGAATACGTCTTTCCCAACAGGAAAAGGAAGAAATGCTACAGATAGCAAAGGAGTATGCAAGGAAGCATACGGAACGTAAAATTTAAGAATAATAAGAAATGGTAAACACACTAGAAAAAAGACAAGAGGTCTATAATCAAGCCTTAAATAAGTGGGGTGCAAAAGCTCAAATGGAAATGGCATTGGAAGAATCAATTGAATTAGCATTAGCCATCAGGAAAGAAATTCGTAAAAACAACGAACAATCATTTCAAGATTTAGCAGGAGAAGTTGCGGATGTTAAAATAATGATTGAGCAGATAGAACTCATGATGAAAGATTCTGATTTCTCAAAGCAAGTTGATCAAATTATAGACTTTAAAATCTATCGACTCCGAGAAAGATTAAAAGCTGATTCTTTTGAAGCCTTGGAAGGAGAAAGTAAGTAATCATTTAACCCCACAACCAAATGGAAAGATTAACAATAAAGGAACTCGCTCCGTATTTGCCGTATGATTTAAGGATGAAAGGCCGAAATACAGAATACCCATTAGAAGGATGTCATTTAGATGAATGGTTTAATTGGGGTGAAATGACAAAAGATAAACCCCTCCTTCGCCCCCTATCACAACTTACAGAGGAAATAGAGCATAATGGAGAAAGGTTTGTGCCTAAAGACAAAATTCCTAACTACACTAAAGTTGACGAAAACGGTACACTTTACGTATTGGTAGACGGTACTCAATGGCAATCAAATCCTCTTAGATGGGATTACGAAACTGTGAATTGGTTAATTAGTTTACACTTCGATGTATTTGGCTTAATCGACATAGGCCTAGCCCTACCTATTGATGGAAAGGAGGTGGAAGGTGAGTAAAGAGAAAGCAATCACAATAAGAATTTCAATAGATGTTGCAGAAACACTACACGCATTAATTGATTCAAGTATAGGAACATCATGTGATGACGATTTTAGCGCAGAGATGATTCCCGTTCGTAGGTTATTAGAAAAGAAAATTAAAGAAGCAAGAAAGGAGGTTAAGCCATGACACTAGAGGAAAAAGAATTGCCTAAACCCTTGGAAGCTGATTTTATAATCAAACATGGCGTAGGCATATTGGCAACTGATGGTAGATACTATCATTTTTCAGAGGTAATAACCCTTCTTAAAAAGTTTAGCAATTCCCAAACACAGCAGCTTACCGCATGGAAAGAATCTGCAAGTAAAGTTTTTAAAAATCTGGATTTACAAACGCTTGGAAAAACTCTAGGTATTGGTTTAGGTGAGGACGTGTCAACAAATGTTCTACCGAAAATCAAGGAGCTTCAAGAGCAGAATGCGGAGCTTGTTGAGATGTTGAAAGAGATTGTTCTTTATGATTGTGACAACTACATCAGTTCAGGGGATATTGATAAAATCAAGGAACTATTAACCAAACACAACCACTTAAAATCAAACACAAATTAGACAGACCTAAATAGAGGTTATCCAGTTATATAGAAAAATAATAGAATCAATTAACAAGTATCCCCCTACGGCAATAAGCACAATACCTAAAGGTTTGTTAATCTTTCTGTTTTTCTGCCCTATTAGAAATACACCAAAGGATAATATAAAAGGGCTTACAAAAAGGTTGAAGAATTCCATATAGGAAGATACAAAATAAAATCAAACACAAATGGAAACACTATCGAATAAAATTGTCAAAGCAAATAAAGACCACATCTGCAATTTCTGCGGATTGAAAATAAATAAAGGAGAAAATTATCACACATCATTCAATGTTGATGGTGGAGAAGGCTATACATGGAAATCTCATATGGATTGTCAAAGACTTGCAGGTATTTTCTTAGAAGATGACAACGATGGCGAAGGATTGACTCAGGATGATTTTGACACCTATGTATTTGAACGATACAAAGATATTTTCGGTAAGCCTTGTAGCCTAAAATCACAGTCTTACGAAGAGATTTTACAGGCTGTTAAAGGCTCTTTGCTCGGCAACACCCACACCCAAGATGGAGGGCAAGAGGGATGATCAACGCATTCATTTTACAACATAAACCTTTCACACCGCAAATAGTTAAGAATCCCGAAGCTGTTAGATACATCGTAGTCGATCTATTTTGCGGAGCTGGAGGTACAACAACTGGATTTGCAAAAGCAAAGGATAAAGATGGAAATCAGATCGCTATTGTTGCTGCATGTGTCAACCATGATCACAAAGCTATCCGTAGCCATTGGGAAAACCATCCGGAAGTATATCATTTTGAGGAGGATATCAGAACACTTCACCTCGAACCTTTAGTTGAAATTGTCAAAACATATAGAAAACTATATCCTAATGCTAAAGTGGTTCTTTGGGCTTCTTTAGAATGCACGAATTTCAGCAAAGCTAAAGGAGGTCAATCGAGGGATGCAGATTCCAGGACTTTAGCTGATCACTTAGATAGGTATGTTATTGCCATTAACCCTGACTATGTTCAGATTGAAAATGTCGTAGAGTTCATGTCCTGGGGACCATTGAACGAAAATGGAAAACCTTTGAGCATGAAATCTGGAATTGATTGGATGCGATGGAGAGAGCATATTAAATCATTTGGTTACCGTGACGATTGGCGCGAACTAAATTCGGCAGACTTTGGAGCTTATACTTCCCGTAACAGATTGTTTGGATGCTTTGCAAGAAATGGACTGCCTATTGTTTGGCCCGAGCCTACACATTCCAAAACAGGATCTAATAAAACGAATCTATTCGGTAGCGATTTGAAGAAATGGAACGCTGTTAAGGATCTATTGGATTTTGATGATGAAGGAGAAAGTATTTTTGGACGCAAAAAGCCTTTAGTTGAGAATTCCCTGAAACGGATCTATGCAGGATTGATCAAAGAAGTTGCCGGAGGTAAATCAGCTTTCTTGGCTCAATATAACTCAGGTAAAGACCGTACAACAAGTATTGAAAAACCATGCAATACTATACCCACTGAAAACAGGTTTGGATTAGTGCAAACTGCATTTATTACCAAATACTTTTCAGGTAGACCAATGAATAAGATAGCATCAGTTAATAGTCCATTAGCGACAATCACTACTGCTGCTAATCAAGCATTGGTAAATGTTGAACCTTTTGTATTAACATCTTCCTATAAAGGATTTTCCAAATCGGTTAATGAACCTGCACCAACAATCTTAGCAAGTAGAAAGCATCATTATTTAATCAATCCTTGTTTCCTCACTAAATATTACGGTAATGAAAAAGGTTGTGAATCAATCAATGATCCATTAGATACTATACCGACAAAGGATAGGTTTTCATTAGTGCAAGTTCATTGGTTGGACAAGCAGTATTCGGGTGAACACAATCATCAGTCGATCGATCAACCAGCAGGGACAATTTTAACATCGGATAAGCATGCTCTTATGACTGCAAAAGGCTTTATATACAATCCTTCACATGGTGGTCATACAATGCATATTGAGCAACCTTGCCCAACAATCATTGCACGTCAAGACAAAGCTCCATTGTACTTTATCCAGTATTCAATAGATCATTCCGTTAGAATTGAAATCTATGAAGATGATTCTGAAACTATGGTCAAGATAAAGGAATTCATGGCAATATACGGGATATCAGATATCCGAATGAGAATGCTGAAAGTTTCAGAGTTGAAGTTAATCCAGGGATTCCCTGCTGACTATAAGTTGCACGGAAATCAATCGGATCAAAAGAAATTTATTGGTAACAGTGTAGTTCCTCATGTAGTACGTGCTTGGGCTGAGTGTCAAGGCGAGGAACTTTTAAAAATGGTAGCGTAATGGAAATATATACAGACATAGAAACGATAGAGAGTTTTGTAAAGTCGGAATGGTCGGATGGTAAAATCAATGATGAGGTTGCAAGAGAGATTTTAAGAATTACTCAGGAAATAAAAGATAAAATCTTAGTAGGATGACAATCCAAGAACAAGCAGATATGATAATAGCCTATCTCCAGGAGAATGGGTTGAATCACGATCAGATGCTCGAAGTAATCGGATTAGCAAGGAAGAAACTCGAAGCAATCAAGTCCGAGGAGCAATTAAACAAACCGAATAAGCAGATTAAAATATTTGAGTAATTATGGCACAATTAACAGACAGAGAAGATTCATGGTATTGCCAAGGGCATCCTGACACGTGTATGTGTGACTATCACAATAGGTCAAACGTTGAGATAGGTCAACCAAAATTAGATCATGAATTATATAAAGGGTTTAGGATTTACCGAGAGAAGTTCTTTATAAATGAAAATGATATTGATGTTTCGAAAGAGTACTTTTTGAGAGGTAATTCAATCGTTGAGGCTAACAAGGATTGTAATTTAAAGTCTTATAGACTGAATGAATATCACGGCAATGGAACGATTAAACAGGCTATTGACGTATATATCACTCATAAAGACATGGCAATCCCTAAGCAACCGCACACATTAATATTTGACTATTGGTTCGACGAATTAAAGCTAGATACCAAGTTATTTCTAAACACTTTTAAAGCGGACAGGATTGGTCAAAGATTTATCGATTTCAAGGATCATTTTGATTATTTGGATCACTTTCGGAATAGAGATGAGAGAATGAAAGTATTCTTGACTGATGATAAGATAAATGAGTTTTGGGATATAATAAAGCTTACTCGGATTATTGAACAAAGCAAAGCTAAGAATTTTGATTACCTAGTTTAATTAACATGACCCCACTAATATACGCAGGACTAGACAGGCCATTTAGAATGGCCTTCACCAACAGATACCAAGATTCTATAGTCTACACTGTATGTGAACTGATGAACGTCACACAGGAAGAAATAGCGAGCAAATCGAGACTTCGTAAGCTGTCAGTAGCTAGGTGCCTTATCTCCTATTTTCTAAGACGTGACACTTCTATGTCATTGCTTGAGATTGGTCAGGTGTTTGGCGGTCGAGATCACAGCACAGTAATCTATCAGATTAAACAGTACAAAGACTTATACGCTACTGACAAGCATTTCAGAAGCTTAGCGGATAAGATACAATCTAGGTTAGCTAACTATGACCAAAAACGGTCAAAATCCCGAATATGACAGATATAAGTCATAACATGTATGGTTGAACAGATGATTAACCCCCTCCCCGACCTTGGGGATTAAGAAAGAAGAAAATGAAATCTATCAAACAAATAAAAGATATAGTAGCTAAAGACCATGGATACCACGATTACGATACGGCATTAAAAATGTTTCAAGAAGGAGTAATTTCCGAGAACTCATTTAATGATTTTATGGACGAGTTGATTAACGATATTAAAGCCGATGATTATGAATTGGATTGAAAAAATACTAGTGTCACTACCTGTAATATTTATAATAATCAGGTTCATTAATGATAGTAAAATTAGAGATAAGGAGACATTAAACAAAAAAAAGTAGGGGGACTCGAACCCCCAAGTCCAATAGGACGCCTGTTTGGTAAACAGGTGCGTTTACCGCTTTCGCCATACTAGCTTCTTTTATTTCTAATAATTGAAAATTTCCTGTTAAAGTATCCAAATATAAAAATTTTATGAAACTAACAAAACAACAACGTCAATCACTCAAAGAAAAATACAAAGGTCGCTGCGCTTATTGTGGCGACCTATTGGGCGATCGTTGGCATGCTGACCATATTGAACCTATTGTTAGAAATTGGTGGAATGGAACGTGTGAACATCCCGAACGTAATACCTTAGAAAACTTCAATCCCTCTTGTCCTAGCTGCAATATCGTCAAAAGCAGTATGTCATTGGATAGCTTCCGTAAAATCATAGGAGGTTTCATTACCTCCTTAAATAGGGATAGCACGCAATACAAATTTGCAAAGCGATATGGTTTACTAGAAGAAAAGGAGATTGAAGTTAGGTTTTGGTTTGAGAGGGTTTAACTAACCCTTTTTGTCAAAATAATATTGAAACAAACCATTAAAGTGATGGACCACTTGTTCTGCATCAATCTTGAAAGAAGGTAAATCCTTGCTTCTTGAAATACTTTTTACATCTTTCTTTTTTTCTAAATGCTCTAAAACTTTACTCATTTCTTGTCTCCAATTTTGTAAATCAATCATTCCTTCTGGCCAATTGTCTAATACAAATTGTCTGTAATTTTTGAAGCCTTCGTACAGGTCCTCCCCTGTTTTAGCTTCATGCTTGATGAAAACTCTAAAATCATCAAGTTGTCCGAGAATACTATTTTTATCTAACATAATACAAAGATAGCTATCAATTAAGGTCACATTTAGTTAGGCTTTTTATTATATTTGGGTAACCAAATTATAAATATTATGAAAATTTTATTAACAATTATTAGTGTTATTTGCTTGTTGACTTCGTTTTGTCAAGCCACTAAGACAACGTGGGGAATGATCCCTGAAGAAGTTAAGAAGATTGAACATGCTAAACTTATTCTTGAAGACCAAAATAAATTGACATTTTTCACCAATCAAGATGATGGAAGACAATGTGAAATAATTTATAAATTCAACAGTAACAAATTGGCAGAAATTGTTTACAGATACAGACCTAATAATAAAGTAGCTGAGAAACCAAAAAATAGCGATATCATTTGGAATAAAACGATTAAGGAACTGGAAGCCCAATATGGCCTCCCATCCCAAAAAGACAACAAAAAACACAAAGTATGGACCTGGTCAAGTAATGATTCTTCTATCAAAGCCAGCCATGTTCCTGGGAAATATCTTGAAACTGTCTATGTTTCCATTATTCCTCAAAAAGGAACTTAAAAGTTAAAGCCTAACCCACCGTTAGGCTTTTTACTTACCTTTGTTCCATGCAATCCACAATAGACAAAATACTCCAGGCAATCAAAGAATGTGAGGAGCCGTTGAATAATACCGATCCCCGGAACATACGTGACTTAATATTGAATGAAATAGGAGCAACACTTATCGATAAATCCCGTGAGGAAATAGAAGGCTACGCACGTAATGAAGACGAGGCCAAATCATTGCATTGGTTCTATACAAGGTTCATTGCGAATAAGATAAAGAGCAGGGGAAACAAGAGGATGGATTAATGCGAACTGTTTATTGCATTCGAAATGTCGATTAGAACGAGTTTTAATACTTCAGGATTATCCTTTAATACACTTTTAGCATAAGCTATAGCTTCTTCTATAGACTTATTTTTTGCTATCCAAATTGCAAACTTACCCACGAAATCTCTAACATCAATATCTGAATGGTTGTCCATTGTCTTTATTAATATAACCATCCTAAGTCAAAATGTTTTGAATAAATTGAATAAATTTAATAAATAGGACATATATTTGAATTGTATCATTAAAAATGACCAATATCATTTTATTTACAAAAGAAGATAATTTACTTTGATTGTATTATTGCATATCCCAGTTAATCGAGTCTTTTAGATATGAGAAACAAAGACATTTTAGATACATTAGACCCCATATTTAAGGAGATTTTTGACTTTTATGATATTAGCCATACTATAGCAGATGTCAGCATCCATATGGAAGAAGGGTGTCCAATAGGCACTGATATTTATATTATCACCGGATTCTTCAACTCGGAAATGTACGTACACAGGATGTACATTGTTAAGGAGGAAATTGATTCAATAATTGACAAAAAGATTGTAAAATTGGTCGAGGATATAAAGGATAATATATCTAACAGGGATAAATTTAATATCCATAAAAAGGATAACGACCTGCCACATTCGGGATTTTCTTAATATATATATAACTCTATTATAAATTTTAATAATATATATTGGATACCGAAAATAATATAAAAAAATATGACCCTTAACGAAAGATTAACTAGATTTAATGAACATTTCAATTATAAGGAACAACCTGAATTGTATGAATTTGAAATTTCTCCTGAAAAGATTGCTTATAGAAATGAAGCTTTAAGGACAGGTGACAGGGAGTTATACTTCAAATATCTCAGCGAGAAATACGAAGATAAAATAAAAAAAGAAATGGAGAGCTTTGATCTATCTGCGAAAAATCTTGTAAAAATTGATAAGAAAGCTGCTGATAATATATTCGATGAATATCAAATAAACCTTTTGAAATCCGACATCAGCTTCCTCGATGATGACGCTATTTATTCCATGTACAAAGTAAATCCTGAAACCATTGATATATTGCTTGAGAGTTACCGAGATGATGTTATTGACGGTTTCGTTCCGCCACGCGAGGTGTTTTATAACGGTAGGAAAGAAATTTATTTAGATAAATCAGGAGTCTTTTCGAACTAAAGTTTCTTATATAAAGAATTTGGCCTAAATTGTGCAGTCAAAGTAAGAGTTAGCCAAGGATTTTTAGACTTTCAACACAACTAACTAAATGGCGGACCCCCTCAGTTTTTGGAGGGGTTTGTTTTTAAAATTATATTACTAATTTAATTTAGTATTAAATTAGTAATACATTCAATAATTTAAGTAATCCCCGATCTTTCGAGTGCAGTGACTTCATTAGTTTGATCGGGGTAAATTTGTTATTTGATACTTAGTCTCATGAATTTGTTATAAATTCTTAAAATGCTTGACAAGAAATCCCTGCCATATTAAATTTGAATATACTTTCTACTACCACTAATTAAAAGTTTATTTTTACCGGCTGCTGATTAGTTTTTCCATAAAAATCATCTCAAGATCCCCGGTCTTAAATTGGATTGGGGATTTTTTTATTAAATTGGAACTTTAGATTCAATATCGCAATCTAGGTTAATAATTAGTTAAAATACTCCCGAATCGCCCGATAAGGGGATATTTATCTAAATTTTAAATAATCTTAAATGAAAAAAGCCACCTTTTACGATGGCTTTAATTCAACTCAAATAAAAACTATAAATACATTTCTTAATTATATAAGTATTGATTATACAAGGTTCATCTGCAAGCTAAGAGCATGTCAAGCAAGAGGATGGATTGATCCTTATTTGTTATTTATACCAGCTTTAATATCCTCCAATACCAGTTTCAATATATCTGGATTATCCTTTAGAATTTTTTCAGCATATTCTATTGCTTCCTTTTCACTTTTAGCCCGAGATAACCATAGGGCATATCTGGTCACGAAGTCCCTGATATCAAATTTTGAATGATTGTCCATAATGTTTATGTAAACATAACAAACTATATGTAAAATGTTTCAAATTATTTTTAATTATTTTTATTTTGAAACAAAATTTTTAATTTTTTGTTTAACTATTATGAGGAATATTCCAAAGGAAACGATTATATCAACTGCAAAAAGTTTATTGCGAGAAGGAATTGAGACTAACCAGAAAAGAATCACTTTCCCTGTTACATTAAGTGGAGAATTATTTTATTCTAAAGAAGCTGAAATAGAGAAATTGAAGGTGAAATGTGGACCATGTATTCAGTGGATGGCAAACAGTGGTTGATAAAAATCGATGAAGAAGTATTTAATTTGGGAATATATCCGAATGTTTATACAGGGGATTGATTTAATGACTACCTTACCAAAGTTGACAGTGTCTCATTCACATTGACAACCTATTAAATTCTCAATCAGTTAGCCCTTAAGGAAAAAGGGTAGTATGGTGAATTGAACCCTGCTGATAATCGCAGGGTTTTTTAAAAGAACTTGTTAATTGTTATTATTATTAGTTTCTATTGTAAGTCCTTGGTCTAATCTGTTCGCGACATAGCAGATAGATCAGGGATTTTTAAAACTAGCATTTATTTTTATTCATTTCAATACAAAAAATCCATCTACCGATGATTGGTTTTTTCAATAATATCCCCATTCTTGTAACTTGTTATGGGGATATTTATTAATCGGTTAATTTCCGATTGTCACGAAATTTTGTGCAATTTTTCCAAGTAGCTCACTATTGGATAGTTTGATGTTATGATTTCGTGGCATTTACTGTCGTTTAATCTTAAAGTACCAAAATACAAATCCCAATACCATTACTGCAAATATTGCCCATCCTACTTTGCTCACAAAGATTACCCATTTATCAGGTTCGCTATTTTTTACAAATGAACTTTGCTTTTGTTCCAATTTACCATTCTCATTAGATGCACTGTCTGCCTTCTGATTTAATGTATTCTTTATATCATTGGCAATATTCTTGGCCTCATTGCTGTTCCTTCTTGCCTTTTGGATTATACTGTCAGCATGGAACGTCATAGAGCCATCAGGATTAATCTTTACTTCAGTTCCCTTAGTTGGATAGACCTTTATGCTTTCATCGCTCTGAACGCTTGATTTGACATCAGTTTTGGATCTGTCCACTTGCTCCTTTTTGGTGTCGGTACTGACCTTGACATCTTTGCTCCCCTCTATGCTCGTGAGCGTTTTATCAATCTTCTTTGACTTTTTGAACAGTCCGCACCCAGTCAATAGAGCGCAGACCATTGTCATTATAATTATTCTCATAATTGTTCGATCTTCTGTGAAATACTATCTAGCTTATTGGATATCGTATCGAGTTTGATAACAATGTTCTCAATAGGCTCTGCCAATTCATTCCTTTTGTTCGGTTCGCTCTTTGGTTGATAGCTCACGCTTATCACCAAGAACATCAATAAAAACCACCTCATTTCTTAGCTCCTTTCCTTAATTTTTGTTGTTGAGCAACACTATCAACACGGATTGCAGCACTATCCACTTTGGTAGCTGCTTCATTTACCCTGTCAACTGCAGGCGTAACCTGTTTCCTTACCTCCTCGATCATCTGCTGGTAAAGCCTGTCCTGCATCTGGATCATCTTGTCGTTCTGACTGTCGCCCCTATCGGTTACCCAATAGAGGACAAACCAGAAAACCGACACCACAACCATCAATGCATAGGTTACAGGATGGCTAACTATCTGCATGAAAGTTGGCTGCTTGCTACCTTTTGGTTGTGGCTGTTGCTCTTTTTCTAACTCGTCCATCCCCTTACTTACTGAAATATAAATCCGCTTCTGCTTTTCTCCTTCGTGTTAATCCTGCATAGACTTTTCCTCCAGCCTTGTTCCATCTCATGAACTGATTGCGGATATCAGCATCACAGGGATTGTTATTTACCCGTTTGGCCAACGTTGAACTGGCAAGATTAGTTCCTCCTAAATTGTAGGTAAAGCTTACCAATGCATCGAACTGATTTTGATTTAGGCAAACCTTGATCACTCGCTTAACATCATTTTCGTACCTGACAAGAATATTCTTAAACAATTCCCTTGCACGTTCCTCGGTTATCTTATCGCCACGCTTAACTTTTGTTCCATCCTCGTAGTAAGTAGAACCTATACCTATGGTCCAAACGCCCACTACATCCTGATATGCCGTAAGGTATTTCTTTAGGTTTCCACCTACTTCAAATTCCTCTATCAGCTTTAATCCCTTTTCTCCTGTTTTCATCTTTCCCTGATTTTTTCCTATATTAAACCCAACTATTTATCATTGTAGTTTCGTTATCAGCCCGGTGTTCGTTTCAATTGCGCCGGGCTTGCTTATTTTTGTTATATTTGACCAATGCATGGCGAAATGCATTTTTTGTTATTTAAACCCAACTGCATATGCGCTGTTGGGTTTTTTGTTATATTTGCACTTGCATGAAAATCATGCGTTAATTAGATAGTTACCCAGCGCAAGGGACAGCGCTGGGTTTTTTGTACCCTAATGTACAGGACAGTACTTTGATTTTATTCCCATAACTTTAAGAACATATTTATATAGTTTAGTACTAGCCTGTCGGATACCCCATGTACGTCAGGCTTTTTTTATTTCACCTAATTTTTCCTATCTTTAATTCGTTAATGTATACTACATAACATTTTTTTACCCCAAGCCCAATGAAAGGACATCATTGGGCTTTTTTTCATCCCCTAATTTTTGTTATCTTTATATCTCTACACCATGTAGGATGTTTTTCATAAGTAGCCCGATGGTTCCCCAAACTATTGGGCTTTTTTATTTTTAATTCCTATCTTTAATTAGATTCTCTTATTACTACATTTGGTTTAAAAGGTGCCCAGCAACTAATGATGTTGGGCTTTTTTATGCCCCTACCGAAATAGGGGCGTTAAACAACTACTCAATTACAAATCCACCTGTCAATACCATCTTTCCGTTTTCATCCGTACCGATCACATTTGGCATGATGGATTCGCCCCAGTGGAACTTTGTGAAGTTCATTCCTCCATCTTTGGATATCCCGAACTGTCCGCTATATCCTCCCACGGCATAGATAACATCCTGGTTCCTTTTGAGACCGAGCATAGCATCATCAAACTCTACCACCGTTTCAAACTTGCTGTAATCGTCAAGGTCTGAGAACTTACCTTTTCGCAGTCCATTCGAACCTCTCTGGAATACATCACGGTCGCCAACCTTGAGCATAGGCATGTCTATATTGGAAGTGTCCACCGCCCATAGGCAAGTTGGGTCAGTATTGCTGTCATCAAGTATCAGGAAACCAACTGCCCTTTGAACAGATCCCGCCACCGATGTCATACGGACACCGTTTCTCTTGACCGATGAATTTCCGATAACAGAAAAATCCCTCAAATGCTGTTTGATGAATATCAGCCAACCATATGGATATTCTTCCCCACACGCCATGATCCAGCCATCATGAACCCTGTTCAAAGAATGCACGTGACGGCACTCGATGTTCGTATCGGTATATGCAGAAACAGGCTCTATATTGATCGTGTTTGCATCTATAACCTTGCTCACAAAATACACCTGACCATTTCCATTACTATTGTTTGTATGGGTATTGTTCAGCATGAAGTCATGACTTGTTGATTCTCCAGTAAAGTACACCTTAGCGCTCTCCGAAAGACCGTGAGCATTGATGGTGATGGCAGGGTTTAGACCCGTGGCAATAGCCGAAACCGTTCCAACCTCTGTCAGCGTGAATTTGATTGCAGGGTCTTTGTCTGCCGAGCTAGGCATGTTGGATACCCTCTTGAACAGTTTTACCGAACCACTGAACGCAGGAACGGACGTTGTATTGATCACTCCATAGGTCTTTTCTTTTGGAGTTCCAGCACCCAATGGAGACTGCAAGAACCACTCACGCCCACCATCAGAGGTTTCCAGATACCCGTTCTTTGTCCTTGAATAATAGGTGTCACAAGCTGAATAAATCTTGTCCACCTCCATACCGTTCAAAGGTCTCAAGGCTTGAGGATAGTCAATCTTGCGATATCTTACACGGTTGTTTCTTGATATCGGGAAACCACCGTTGCCGTATGCATTTGCCTCGCTGATCGGGACAAGTGTATCGTAGTTATCGGCGGTCAGTGTCGGGTCATAATAATAAGGTGCAGTTGCCCCACTATTGTTACTAGGGAACCTGTTGTCGTAATCCCAGATGACCGATCTGTCGAACCTCGCAGCATCACCAGCCTGAACAGTTCCCTGTCCGGATGTTGACCTGTTAGGGAAGTTGTGGAAGATACTGCCATCCGTGAACTGTATAACAAGCCTTACAGATTCTGCCCTCGATGTTTCCGTACGGTTGTAGGTCAAAAAGAACATCGTTAGAATATCCCCAACGGCACCAAAGGATGACATGGGCGCAGAATATTCACAGCTGTTCATGTCAGCTCCCGTTTCGGTGATCTCGATGCTTGCCTTGTCAAGGTTGAAATAGGCTTTCCATTTTCCCAATTGAGCCATTGGAGCCTGTGAGTTCTGCTTCTTGATCCTGATACCGTTTGCGTTGTGCGTCTCAATGAATTCTGGAACCGAAAGACCGAATACGGGTACCATATTGGAATATGAACCACCAAAAACCTGCAATGCATTTATCCCCTTGGTTGACAAGTAATATGTTTTTCCCTCCTTCAAAGGCACATTATAAGTCCCCAAGAATTTCTTGTCAGTTGAATATATGCCCACAAATCTGAAAAGTCCATCTCTAAATCGGGTGTTCGCATTTGAACCTCCAACAATCGAAACGTAATCGAAGCCCCTGATGGCTCCTGCCAAGGAAGTTGCCGGATAGTCCGTGAATTCCTTTTGGACATCATCGAAGAATGACCAGTCATATAGGAAATTCCCTGCCGTAACGTTCAAAATGATATACTCTACATCATCCACCCTCACGAAAGAGTCCGACGACTGATTGGCAGTATGCGCTGTGGAGGAAACATAGTCCTTGTCAAATGGTGAATACAGTGTCTTTACGACCGTTTCCCCCAGCTTGTTCACTCCGCTCACATCGATCCTTGAAGTAAACCCGTAGGTATTCCTTGCCTTTAACCTAAAGAACGATCCTGCAACCTTGATCTTTAAGTTCTTGCTGCCGACAGCTGTGTTCCTGGTCACACGTTTCTTTTGGCTGAACGTGCCTGAATAGACTGACGATTGGATGCTCTGGTCTGCATTTAGCTGTATCTCGATGGTCACATAGTTATATAGCCTAACATCGAACCTAACCTCTTGGTCATCATTGTTCATGCTGTACTTCTGGGCTGAATACACTTCTCCATTGCTGTTTATTCCCTCAAGCATCACCCCGGCATCTGTTAGCGAGTTCTTGCCCGTAACAGTAAGATATCTTACTAGGGTTGCCCCAAGTGTTATTGCTCTGATCGCTAGGATCAAATCGTTCTCGTTCCTAACATTGATGTCGTACTTCCTGATCTGTCCTGACCAAGAGTCGGAAGATGATGTCAAGACCTTTTTGACGGTCTTTAGCGTAATAACATTTGAATTTATATTTGCCATTATGATACTTGTTTTAAAGGTGAAATGATAATTGTTCCTTCTGAATCCCTAGTTACTTTGGGCTGTGAAAGGGTCTTAGATAGATAAGTAATTTGATAACTGTCGTAAGCTTGCCATGTCGGATTGTAATCACCATACGTGAGAATGCCGGGCGTTCCATCCTGCCAAGTAACATCAGCACTTGAAATGATACTATCTGAATTTTTGGTTATTGAATTTACTGCATACAGCTCGTTCAACAGCATGTCATTAATATCCGTTGTGGTTTCACTGTTGTCAACCTCAAGGACGGTAATCTTAAAGTTTGGTATGAAAGAATCCATACATGAAGCCCTGAAGAAGTTGTCGTTTGCACCACGAGTTATTTCAAAAACATTTGCTGAAACAGCAGATGCATTGTTCATCACCTGTACCTGTTTACCCTGTGCAGGTTCTGAATAGGTCGCGATGTACAATGCCGTGTCGCTGATATCCACCTCAACACGGAACTTCTTAATCCTCTTGTCTATTGATAGGTAATTGGTTGAAATGGAACAGGGTTTTACGGTAGTAACTGCATTGCCCAAATTGTTCAATAGCCTACCTGATAACCAGGTCATATCACTTGAAACAGCGATAACGTCACCCTCTAGTATAACTCCTAGTGATTTCAGAGCATCCTTTAGGGGGTAAACGCCACGGCTTGTGATTACGTTTTCGTTTGTTTTCTCAATACTATCGGTTTTTGGCTGTGTTGGCAACTCCCCCATGTCTTTAAGTGACCAAGAAGAACCGTTCCAATAGGATTTCCAACGTCTGTCAGCACTTGCCTGGACAGGACCACTCCCGAAGTCATACCATTTACCGCTAGCTACTTCTGCCGTTCTCTGTTCTCCTGCAGGTCCATCAGGTACAACTAAAGCTGTACCTGATGTTGTACCCCCTACTAGGGGTTCCATTTCCGTTCCCTCGATCGTCAATAGCGCTTTAAGGGAAGACTTTGTCATCCTTTTACCTATAGGCGTGCCGTCGTCAACCGCAATATTATTGAAGTCAAGAGCTTCATCAAGTTCACTTATTTTTTTTGCCCCTCTTAATTTTGCCATTTCACTATTCGTTTGTATCTGTAATACTTGTTATTAATCCTTTATTGATGTGCAGGTATTTAACACCACTGCCATCGTTGAATGGTTGTACCGTGTTAATTCCATATTCATTGCCTGCCAAACTCGTTACTTTTATCCTGCCCATTTCGATATCCAATGCATTCTTATTTTCTGCCCCCATATTTATCTTCAATCCTGCGTTCAATGGATGCGCTCCAGAATTGCTCAGATAAAGAGCTGATCCAAAAGCATTGGTTTGCATTTTTACAACTTCAGGAGTTGAGCCAATCAGCAACCTATGGTCTTCCCATGTTATGCCTGTCCGTTTGATATAGAACTTCACTCCATCAATGGAACTTGGAGCATAGTACAATCCATCCTCATTGATTTTGAATCCTGCTACCTCACTATTGCCTGTGACTTTCATATTTGTCGCTTCAATTTCCTGAGCGAACAGCCTCACTACGTTGATCATATAAGCCGTAAGCATATCCGTTTCGATCTGACCACCTGAGATAAGCGTAAATCCTTTTGTTGCACGGAAACTACGCTCACCATCTATTACTGAGGAAAGCACGCCCAAGTTGAAATGCCAATAACCTGTTTCGCTTTCCGTTGCCTGTAATGTTTCAGAAAGTACCCACTCGCCTGTAAGCGTGGTTTTGCTACACTTTGCCGATAGGTAGTAAGCCTTCTCCGCAACTAAACCAGATTGATAGAATGCAGGCAAATCCCATATATATCCCACTCCTGCAATTTCATAAGCCTTATGCACCAATATAGTTGCCGAAAGGGAAAACTCCGTTGCTGACATCGTAAATGCCGGACTAGGGGAAAGTGTGAACAATTGAGAAGGTGTACCGAAATAAGCAACCAAAGCTTCCATCATAGGCTGTTGCAAGTTTCCATCGGGATCGAAAACCATCTTGCGGAATTCTTCGATGGCTAAGACATTCCTTCGGTCATTCTCCCAACTATCTTTAGTGACTTGAGTAACAACCTGCTTGGTTTCCTTGATATCCTTCTCGATCTTCTGTACAAAAGTGTAGGTGATATCATTTCCAACCTCACAATTGAATTTCATGCCCTGAATTAGCATGTCTGGGAACAAAGCTGGATATTCAATGCTCGTAACACGGATATCATTATCAATTCCAAGGTCACTATCCACCACATGAATAAAATCACCCTCATTTGGATAGGTTGCTTTTCGCTTAGCATCCAATATATCGATATCCAATTTGTAAAGGACACGAGGGATCTTGTTAGAGATGAGATATTCAGTAGTTTTTTCTGTCAATTCCAATAATGCAGCATCAACATAGGTCGATGGCATGCGTATTCCAATAAGCGTATACTGATCACCAACCTCGGCAACCATTAATCCACTTGGAATCAACCCACCGTTACTGTCCTTATTCGCCTCATATCGGATTCGTTTGTTAGCATGGTTGTAGGAAATAATCTTAAATTCCTGACCAATCAATGCGCCTGATTTGAAAACAATCTTTGCTTCAGTTCCATCGATACGTTGTCCGTTCAGGTCAAAGTCAATCGTAGTGTCCTCAATCTGATAGGTGTTATCATTTATCTTTCCCTCCGTAGTAGCTGTACTTGTCCTGTTTGGGAAAATAGTTTCATCGGAAAACGCTCCCTCCCGAACACCGTACATCGCAATGCTCGTTGCATCCTCAATTGGCTCTGCAAGTCGCAACACCTTTCCGGAATATCCCTGAGGAAGATTGTTCGACCCCCCTGAACCAAAAGCTCTGTTAACTATTCTTGCATTGTCAATGGATTCTCGGGATAAGGAATACAATCCATTATCCTTTCCATATGCAAGGTTTATACCTGTAACCTGACCAACGGTCTTTTTAACAGATATCTGTTTACCAACAATCTGCCATTCACAGGAAAATGTCTGAGCTATCATATTGAGAGCGGAAAAGCAATCAACTCTATCGAAGCTTATTGAAGTCGGTTCGGTGACTTGAATTTCTCCAAGTGTCCATCCGCTATCACTTTGATTTACCGATTCTAAGAACATAAACATGAAATCATCCAGTGTACCGAAGTAATCAAAAGTCAATGCACCTTCATCTTTCAGTATATATCTTTCCAAAGTGTGGCGCAATCCCTGAAATACTACAGAAGTGGAATATTGGAATGATGAAAGCTTGCTGACATTTGGTTCTTTGTTGATAGTCATTACTTCACCTTTATAGGTAAGAGTATCACCAATCCTAAGGTCCAATTTGATGGCAGAACGAGTGGAAAAAGACAGTTCATGAGAACCCTGCAATTGCTTTGCAAAAGTTCCATCCTGTAGCGGTAATTCCGCTACTTCTGTCAATCCCCTATATACTTTAATCTTTCCCATTCCTGCTCTTAAAAATTCTGTTGCAAATCGTTTACTATGATATATTCGTCCTGTTCGGTTAATATGTAGTCCGTATCATCCGCTAAGAAGAACTCTGTCAATGTTGGTTTGAAGTTGTTTTCCAGCTTCAAGACAAATTCACAATACAACTTCCCATTTGACCATACTGGATTGATGTTCCTGAATGATGGAGAATCCAAGTAGCGTAAATGAAAACCTCTTCCCAATGTTTCGCTGAATAATGTAAATCCACCTGGTTGCGAGATAATTGAAAGAATTGAGCTCCTTTTTTCTTGAAAATCTGCAACATTATCAGCTACCAAATAGCATGAGATATTGTATTCCAATGCTTCGTAGTAGGTAGGCGAAACCTCGTCATAGTCCTTCCCGTGTTCGTCTGCCCAATCGTTGAAAAATCGAGGCTTAGGCTTTGGTAATTGTCCAAGCTCATTATAGATACTATCTCTTTTGAAGTATAGCCCCAATCCTTCTGTATTTTCTTCGTTGATATTGAACATTATCCGGCATACCTCCTTCCAAGACTTGCGTCAATGTTTTTTAGATGACCTACGGCTTGTTGCAATTCGGCAACTGTATTAGCTGTATTGATGTTTATTGCGTTTAATTGTACTAATTGCCCGTTTGCAATGCCTATGTAGTCCACGCTGGACTTACCCAGATCCTGCAACGCGATTAATTGCTGTTTGTTGATATCCCAAATCGCGCGGTTGATTCCAAGGTATTCCGAGAACTGTTCTTCAGTTGCCCTTGCAATACCTTCAGAACCTATAGAACCTGAACTCACTGCATCTTTATCTGTCAACCCCAATACATCTTTCATTTCATCCAAACGCTGTTGACCTTGCTCTTTGATCTTTTCCCATTCACTTGCCAATTGGTCACGCTCACTTGATGTTATTCCACCTTCGGAAAGGTCATCGAGCATATCGTACCACACCTGCATTTTCTCTTGAAGGAAATCACGAGAGAACTTCTGCATCATGTAGTTTTCCATGACCTTATTGAATCCATCAGACCAAGCTTTTCCTGCGTCCTGTCCTTCGCTTAGGAATAGTGATGAGACGTCATTTAATAATGAAGCAAATGAGTTACCAGTGCGTTCTTCTGCGGCCTTGCGCATCGTTTCTTCGTAAAGGTCTATCTGCTGTTCAAGCTGGTCCAATAGAGATTGAGTAAATTCATCTACCCCACCCTTATTCAAGGCGATTTGAGTCTGTAGTTTTATAAGCTCTTCGCGGGCTTTGTTTATATCTTTTGGAAGCTCAGGAAGCCTTCCGTATTTATTTAATTCCTTGAATATTGTTGTTAAAGCACGGTATTCTTTTGAAACAACAGAATATTTGCTAGCTACTTCCTTATATATTTGACTTTGGGTTTTTCCACTGTTCAAGCCTTCTAAAACAGAATTCGTGAATGAGTCACCAGTCATCATATATCTGCCTGATAACTGTTGGTTAACCTGCTGATAAGTTCGACTGATCTCACGAAGAGAAGTTTCATATTCTTGAAGCCTTTCAACTCCGTACAATTCTTCAATAATGCTCAATTGCATCTGAAGCGCACGTGTCATAGCTTCGGTAGCCTGTAGCTGTCTGTCATTCGCAGCATCAACCTGAGCCTGAACGTTCGCGACATCTTGGTCTCTCTTTTGGTTGAAGAAATTGCTTACAGCTGACCCAATAGAAAAAACCGCGCCCATCAATGGCAATGTCTTTCCTAAAGCTTCAAAAGATTCACTTAACGATTTGGAGCCAACAAGAGATGAAATAGTAGTTGCCAATTGACCAGCAGTGGAGACCATTGCCCCGAGAGATTTCAATCCGCCATCTAATTCACTTCCGAACTGGACTGCACTTTCAACTAAACCCCCAAATTCATTGGCTGCCCTTGCGATATTGTCAAGTTTACCCAAATCAGCATCTTTGATCCCTCTATCGAAGAAATCTCCGAATATTTTCTTTAGTGCCGATTTCTGCTGTTCCGTTGCATCCTTCATCCCATCGATCAACCTCATCACCGTATCTTTACCAGTACGGAAGGCTTTTGAAAGCATGCCGTCGGTCGCTTTATTGATGTCCTCCATAGCTTTTTTAAACTCTGGAGCACTTTCAATAAGAGAGGCAAGCTGTTCCTTCAAAGATTCGTCAAGGGCTGCACGCTGTTCATCCGTTGCGTCCTTACCCAATTGAGCTAATGCTTCATTATGAGCTTTACGGATATCAAATTCTTTCTGAGCAAATGTCTTTGCCATCGTAAGTGCATTCGCATACTTCGCCATTTGCTTAGCACGTTCCTCCTTATCTAATACGTCAAGCATTTCCTTCAATACCTTCGCCCGCTCCTCCTGTGCTTGGGTCAGCTTTACATCGATACCGGTAAATGCCAACACAGAAGCTGATTTTTGCAAAGTGGTTATCGCTGTATATTCCCTCTGCAAGGTGTCACGGTACCCTTTTGCCAATTCAGCTTGTTTACCGAACATCTTTTCGGCCGCTTCGATACCATTCTGTTCTACATATGTATTGTATTCGGCGTAAATTTCACGTTGCTCTCCCAACTGCTTGACGAGTTCTCGCGTACCCTGTCTAGTTGTAGCTTCGTTTATTTCGAATCGCTCAGCGGACGCAAGCTTGCCTATGTCCACACGCTGTCCCTTGTTTTTTGGATCACGGTAAAATTTATCCACTTGTTCACGGATCTTAGCATACTTGTCAGTGATACTAGCCAATTCTTCTTCGTCACGGGATAACTGTTTTCTAGTGGAGGATTCCGCAAGTGAGTCGATTTGAGATTGTAGGGACCTTTGGCGCTCAAATGCTTGTCGACCTCGTTCAGCTGCTCTTTCAGCAGTTTTATCATCTTTACCGCCTGCTTTGGTTACACCGCCTATAACAGGATCTGCTCCAACCTTTGCGCGCATCTTTGCAAGCTTCTCGGAATTCCAAAGCATATTTTCTCGCATCTTTAGATTGTTCTTGTTGTTCTTGAATTCCTCTGTCTGAAGCTTAACGATTGTTTCTTGGGCTTTTATAGCTTTTTTCTGTTCTTCTCTAGTTAGGTCATAGAAATCAGCCATTTCTTTATACGACACAAGTCCTCTTGTTTCCGTGCCTTTATTTTTATCTATAGCAAGTTGCGTATCACCAAGGGTGCGCGCAATTGTCTGTTGAGTTGTATTTGTACTAAATACACCTGCAAACCTTGCGAAAAACTCTTTAACCGAACCCGAATTGATGAACTTATTGAAATTGCTAGTTAGCGATGCCAGTCCATCCGACACCGTTGAGAAAAATTTGCTAGCTCTCTCACTTTGCCAAAGGGCATCAAATTCGTTCTTTAAACGGTTAACAGAAGCTTGCATTCCTTCAATCCTTTCAGTCTTGTCGTTACCAAAGGAAGTGTCCAACTGCGCTGCAAATCTTGGAAGGAAATCGCTTGCTAGAACTTCTCCTTTTTCAAGCATCTTATTTAATTCCTGTTCGGTGACCCCCATTGCTTTAGCTGCCAATGAAAACGCACCGGGTAAACGCTCGCCTAATTGTCCCCTTAATTCTTCCGCTTGCACTTTTCCTTTGGACATGATCTGTGAGAGCGCAAGGAAAGTACCCTGCACCTGATCATTGGAAAGCTTCATTTTTGCAGAAGCATTCGCCACGGATTCAAAAATTTTTCTGCTTTCATCGGCCGTTAGGTTTGAAAATTTCGCAGCCCCTTGCCAAAGTTTGAAAGATGTAGCGGTGGAAATGAATTCAAGACCCAAACGGTCAGAGGATTCACGAAGAAAGTCTAAATTCTTTTGGAATTCAGTAGTACTTCCTGATGCGAATTTTAATGATTGAGTAATAGGCTCCATCCTAAGATTGGAGTCGAAAGATTGTTTTACCCCTGCAACAGCAGCACCTAACAAGCCCATTCTTCCTGCAAATTGGGATATCTGCGGAGCAACCATTGCAATTGCATCACCATAATTTCCGACATTACGCTGATGTTGCCCAACAGTAACATCTATCTTTTTTACAGTACGGTCTAACAGGTTGGTATTAGCAACCATTTCTTTAGTACTTGCAGATAATTGTTTGTAAGCAACGCTATTTTTCTGACCTTGCCGCTCCATGTGAACAAGCTCCGCTAGTGCATCCTTAGTAGCGTTTCTTAAACGGTTGAGTTCAGCGGTGAGTTTATTGTACTCACGGTTCTCAGAAAGTGCGCGCTTAGTTTCTCTTGCTTGCCTTGCCGCCTCCTTCTGTGCATCAGCAATCTTCTTTTGCCCTAAAGCATACTCCTGTGCACTGATTTTTCCTTGAAGGTACTGAGTTTGTAAATCGGATTGTGCTTTCTTTTGAGCGGTAAGTTCTTCACGGTATTGGCGTATAGCGTTGATGGATGCGGTCTGGGCATCTTTCATCCTTACCTGCGCGGCACGCACTTCATCGATACTAGCTGTCGCCTTCTTTGCGTCATCTGCCATGCCTCCCATTGGGGATGACACACCAGTACCCTTAAGCAATTCCGCTAATTTGCGTTTTGCTTCTGCATCATCAACAACAACTTTATACCGTAAATCTGCCATTTATATCTAATTGCCTAACAATGAATTTGGGATCCAAGTGTAAATCAAAGATATAGTTTTTGACATGTTACGACATGTTAAATTGGTTGTATCCCTAGCAAGAAACAACCTGTTGACTATAGATTTTCGAAAAAGTCGAAAGCGTCTATTTCTTCACCGGTGGTTTGCTTTCCGCCGCTCTCGTATGATGGTATGCAAAGGCTATACAGCACCAACTTCTGAAAAGGTATTTCCCATAAAAGTTCGCGCTCGCTCCAACCCTTTGTCGCAATAGCCATGTTTATGATTCTTGCGAAGGGGCTTCTTGATCCTGGAAAAGGTTTAGCTGCAGACTCTTGGCGAAACCCATAATACCGAAAAAAGCCTTTAAGTCCAACCTCCGGTAGACTTCATAAAATGCAGTTTCCAACTGTTCCATCGTAAAGCTGAACCTTATTGCATCAACAAGTTCTCGTGATGGCATTTTATCGCCTTTGCAAACTGCAAGCGCAATGATTCGCACAACCGGAGCGATGTTCTGCTTTAATAGCAAGTTGATCTGATCTGTTTGATTCAGTTTACTGAGAGCGTCCTCCCCTGCCATGTCAAATAATTCCGCTCCGATTAGCTCGACCTTCCCATTTGGTTGGCCTGCAACCGAAAGGGGAACTCGGTGCTTCAGTCCTAGTTTCCGACCTATCCAGCCTCCGTAGCTAATTCGGACCGTACCAATTTCAATGGGCTTATCCGTTACTACATCGGCAATTTCTTTTTGTTTCATATTTTCAAAGGGTGTTGAATCCTTACATTTCACTAAATAAACCCCTACTAGCCAACTAACCCTATGAAAAGATGGCGTTCGGGGTTACTTTTTATGCTACACTGCGCCCCATATCGCTATGCCACTGGAGTTTTCTCGTAATACCACGGAGCTAATGCTACACCTTCCGCGTCAGAAACTGCCGTAGCTTCAACCGTTGCACCGATTGCCAAGAAATCCGCACCATCTTTGGTGATCGTATTCTGCAAGTTTGCGGTAACGGCACCATTCAAGATCACGAATACCATTTTGTTACCCATGCGTGGTTTGGTGGTCAATCTGAAAGCCAACTGTACATTTGAACCACCATCGATAGGAGCTTCAAATTTATTGGTAGACGTCGAAGTTGTCAGCCCTTTGAAAAGCAAGTCCGCTGCAACCGGTTCCAAGTTCAATGACTTAAGAACTACCGTTGCACCATCTCCTTCTTCTGCGATCACTGCCCAAACTCCCGGCTTATCCTCAACTTTAACCTTAGTACGGTTTGCTTCTGGGATATTGATTGAAACCGAACCCATTTCGATATCGGTCACCTTCACCCATCCGGTTGTTGGTAAAGTTCCATTTGCACCTACAGGAGCAAATTCAATACTTTCAATTCCTTTTACTGGAAACATAATATTCTTTGTTAGAGATTAATACGAGGTTGCCCCCTCGAGTAAATTTTGTTACTTATCCTAATTGCGTAAGGTCGCCACCGTACCGCCTTTGCGGTTAAATATCTACTCTCAAGTAATTGTAATCAACTTGGATATTGTAAAGCCAATCATTGCCGTAGTTCTCAAGTTTTCCAGGGTTTCGTAATCTTAGTGAAAAATCAAAACCATCGTGGAAATCCAATACAGGAACCGCGATCGCTGCCAGTTCCAGAAAACGAGGGATGTTAGGCTGGGTCTTGTCCATTGTAGAACCACCTTCTCCAGTCTGCCCCTTCAAGTTCGGTACATGGATATTCACATTTATGATTCCCGACTGAAACTGATCACCATCCCAATAAAGGGTATTAATGATTATATCCTCCTTGGTACTGTTCAACACTCGCATGTTATGTCGAATCTCGCCAGTTATCATTGTAGGTAATGCAGTTGCATCAAGCAATGCCTTAACATCTGCCTGTGCTATCAATGAAGTCTTTAATGATTTTTCCATGTCCTACACTGATATTTCGTTAAATGCCTGGTCCAATGTTTTTTCGATCTCCTTGCTTGCGTCAATCACTACTGAAAGACCGTGATTGCTTTCCACCCAACTGGCATATTCCATTCCTGCAACGATGGTAATCCCCCACCCTTTGCTTTCACGCAATTCTGCCAAAGCCAGCTTTCTGCCTTCCTGTAATCCAGGAGTTTTATCAGTTCCATAAGGAGCTAATTTGAAATCCTCATACATCACCTTCCCATCTCTGTAGATGATCCCACCTGTGGAAGAGCGTAATTGACCTGTATCATCGTTATAACCACCATCTGCACGCATCTTTGCCCGTTGGATATCCAATGCACGCTGTAGCACCCTTTTGAACGATTCAAGCGTCTGTCTATCCATTTCATCGTATTGCTCCTTTAAAAGCGAATCGATTTCCTGTGGTGTCATGTCTAGTTCAAGTCTGATCATTTCTCCTTCTGCTACTGGTTGTTAGATATACGCTACACAATGAAGCTGTCCCGGATGGAAAACAATAACTTCACCCCTTCCAATTTCATAACCCGATTTGTCCCTACCGATGATCAACTCACGTTGAATCAATTTTGGAGAATCAACAGGAAACGCAATCGTGAATTTCACTTCGATCTGCTTACCGTCCTGCTCGTTCTTGATACCGCTACCACGAGATCCGGGATAAAACCTACAAGGTATTTCCGTTCCATCTTCGCGTTCTAGAATATCAGGATATTGTTCAATCATAGTTAATGCGTATTGCTTAGGTCGGTGAAACTACTGGATGGGTCCTCGTCAATACCCCACTTTAGCAAGATGCGCCTACGAATTGCAAGCAAAGCATCTGCGTCCTGTTGGGTAAGTTGATAATCCAATTCCTTTACTGTCTTGGGCTGAGTAATAAGGAAGTCAATCAAATCCGCACGCGTTAAGTCCATTGCTCTGGTCTGTTCTTCGATTGATGTATCACGTGTTTCGCTAGGCGACAAACCGTGCTCTGATAATATTTCATTGACCGTTGCATCTGGGAACTTATACCCCATCATCGACACTATGACTTCCTTTACTGTACTCATCTTTATGCCTTCTTCACTAATCCTCGTTCGATACAACTCTTTAAACGATCCTCGTCAAAATGTGAAACATCGTCGCCTTCTTCCCATTTCTTAACGAAGTTGTCTTTGTCGGCAAATGGAGAAACCACAACATATTTACGCGATGCTTTTGACGCTTTCTCTTCAGCCTTTTTAGCCTTAGCAGCTGCTTCTGTTTCCGCTTTTGCACGGGAATCAGCTTTTTCTTTGACGTCGGCAGGTAATTGAACCGTATCTCCAACCTTGATATTGTTTTTTGCCAATTCAGGATTATGTTTCAAATCTGATTCGGTCACAACATGATTGACTAATTCTGCCTGAGTTCCCTCACCTTGTGAAGGAGTTGGAGCAGCTGCTGCCGCTCCTTTTACCTCTTTCTTATCTTCTGCCATTATGCTTGGACTGTTAATGTGTCTAGTTGGAAGATTTCGTTTACGTTGTTGATGACAGGAAGGTTTCTTGCTTGAATATCAGTCCATTCGCCAAAGGGTTTATGGGTGACATATTTAGAAATCAACGCTCCATGATCACCGTTACGATATTCAACCGCTTTTGATTGATGGTCAGCCTCAACTGGTTTTTTCCAAACCAATTGACCTACGATTAAATCAGGGTGTAAGATGATTTTACCTGTATCCCAAGCTTTTACCGTTTTCTTTACGCCATCCTTTTCAAATTTGATTGAACGATTGACAACGATAACTTTTAACCCTAATTCTTCCTCTAAGAAACTTGGGAAGTTTTTCGCTGATGGAACAGGACGAGTTTCGCCAAAATTGCCGTTAGCAACAGCATAAAGATCTTTAGCCTCGTTAGTTCGACGCATTAAATCTAATGTTGACTTGTCAAGCGTCATGTATCCAATAGTTACGCCAGCGGCATCAGCTTTGTCAATTTGATCTTGAATATCTGCGATTGGTGTTGCTGTAGCTAAATTTGCATTAGATAATACAACTGTAGACCCAGCTTGGTTGACATATCCATAGTTAACACGAATACCCGAACCAACATTGTCAGAATCAGTTAAAGCAATACCGCTTGAAAAACCGCGCAGGAATAAATATTCCTTTTGCTCTTCAACACCGACGATACAGCGTTTTGGATCATCAAAGATTTCATCGACAATTTCTTTGATATCTGCGTTCTTAGCACGCAAAGTGTCGATTTGGTCTAATTGATTCTCGTTCATTTTTAGCTCCATACCCAACTTAGGAATGTCGCCTGATACTGACCCAATAGAAGGCCGTGATTTTAATGGTAGTGGAGAATCCATCGCTACTACATCTGCAGCAACGTTTTGATTATCCGCTAATAAAGATGTCCATTTACCATCAACCGACTGCTTAGGTGTAAGCATCGATTTGTACAAGTACTTAGGCGCGTTTTTTTCGCCATTAATAGCCTTGTAAACAGAAGCAATAAACCCTGTAAAATACTTCTGTACGTATTTAATAAATTGTGTTTGCTCTGCCATTATGCTAAATCTGATCTAAATTTAATTTCGTTTTTGAGTTCTGCAAGAAACGCATCTTTGATTACCGCTACTGGAAAAGGTGATGCCACCTCATTCACATACCCCTCAACCATAACCCCTGCAAAAGGGCGTTTCTTTAAAATTGTAGCCACCAATACTCCTGCGTATGTGTGATCTGCTGGCAAAGCTTCGTAAGCTGTTCCGTCTGCATTAATCGGCATAGGTTTATAATCACCTGCCGCGTTTTTTATTAAGATGTGACCAGCGTTGATCACGTCTGGAGTGAATCCAGTAACGTCCAATGTCTTTCCTCCTGGGATACAGAATTGATTATGAATAATTACAATACTGTCCTTTGAGGTGTCAACGTTAATCTGTTCATCAACTAAATTTGCTTGTACTGCCATTTGAATTGAAATTGTTAGATTTTAATATCACCGAACAATTGGTCAAGTTCAGCTTGCGTAGCCTCATTAACCCGTCCGTCTTTACCTACTCCTGCGAACGGTGCATCTTTCCCCAATGAACTTTCAGCCTGTGTTTGAACGTGAGCAGCGTAATCCGATTCAACATGCCCGAGGAATTCCCCGAAAGCGTTATCGTCTGCGAAATTCATGTAACCGAAGTCACGTACTACTTTCGCTTTGTAATCATCACTTGCTCCATCCAATTTTGCTAGGATTGCTGTTTTGCGGTCGGTAACCAACTTTTGCCCCTGTAACCCTGCCACACTATCCGCAAGAGGTTTTAATGCCGAGGAAATTACCTTGTTGATATCCTCAATACTTAAACCTTGCGTTGGTGTTGGTGTTGGCTCGGGTGTCGGTTCTGGCGTTGGCGTGGGTGCTGGTGTTGGTTTCTTTAACTTATCTAATTCCGATTGCGCTGTTCTGTAGCGATCATCATCACTCTTCATCCCAGCAAATGGTGTAACCAGGTTAACCACGTTCAACTGTGCTTCCAACTCCACTTCATCCTTCACGTTTGCCAATCCCTTCGCAAACTGTTCAATCCTTGCATCTGAAAGTACCACGCCCCCAAACTTTGTCTGAAGTAGTGTCTTAATTGATTCTTTGATATTCATCCGTTCTTATTTTTTTAGTAATAGCCCATCCCAACTGGCCTGTCAGGATAGTATATGCCCAAATATTTTTCAAACAAATATAAATATTATGATATGTTGTGATACGCGTTAACAGTTGTATGAGAGAGGGGAAACAACCTTAAACGTTTTTGGTATTTGATTTGCGTTGTGATATATTTGTTCAAAATCAAATCAATTATTATGAAAATTCAAGGTATATTATTAGTATTTATAGCGTTGTTATCCATGACAAGCTGCAGTAAATCTGATTCTCCAAGTGGTGAGAGTAGAATCATTAAAGCTGCCGCTACAGTATCGGATAATGAATGGATTACCACAGTCGGTTCTAATAGAATATTTGCAGAGTTTGCCTTCATTCCAGCTGGGGATTTTCCTGCCAATCCGAGCAAAAGCCAAATCGATAGCATGATTGACACCTTTTCAGATGGAGTTGATGTAGAGGCGTCTGCGGATCTACCAATTGGAGAATACTACATTGTTATTAGGGTAAGCGATGTAGGTGGTTTCTATAAAAAATTGACAGGGGCATATACATACAAGAAAATTACCAATAATAGTAATTCTCCGGTTTTCGTGGTGGAGTTTGATTATAATGGCGGTAATGGTTACCACAAATGGAAAGATGGTAAGGTTGTGATTAAGTAGGTTTTACTGATGAAGCAAACCATAACCGAACGCATTACCCTTCCACGTGATCTTTTCTTTGATATAGAGGGAACTTCTCATCTACAGTAAAGGATAAACATTAAGGTAAAGGAGCTTAGGGAGAAGTACCGCAGGGTAGAGTATCTGGACCACAAGCTGGAGGAAGGCTACTTGGACACTTCCGATGCTGATTACCTGAGTTTTGTGGTTAGTTATGAGGTTGGGTTACCAATAGAATTAAATATTCGGTAACTTTAATTAACCAATTCATAAAATAATGAATAATTATAAAAACGCGAAAGATATTCTTTTCAATGATTTTAAGCATTTTGAAGAAATGAAATTCTCTAATAATTCATTAGTATTTCATAATGATAGTACTCCTGATAGATATGAATCTATTTTCTGTGGCATTGTAAATGAAGAGGAATTGTTAAGTATCACATCATTATCTTCCTATCCAAAGTTTTATGGAGAAGAAATAGAAACTAAATTCATAGAGTTTACAAAAGATCAAGCAATAAAACTCAGAGACTATATTGATGATTGGATTGGGGGGAATGTATCGAGCAGTTAGACGTTGAGACTTTTTACCGATAAATGTTACAAAAGATACTTATAGATACTTTCAGATACAATTATTTCAAAAATGTTGCAAATTATTTTAAAGCGTTTTAAACAATTTATTTGTACGTGATATACAAACCTTTATTAAGATGGAGATGTTCAAGTGTGAGCTCTTAAAGATGGCTCTATTGAAGATGTAGTTGTTGATGTAGTAATTGTAGAGGTTATAGTTGTCTATTTTGCAACTGATGAAGGAATAGTTGTTTTTGTTGGTGCTGTTGTTGGAGTTCCTCAAAATATTGCTATGTTTGGTGAGGTTAATGATAGTATACTATCATTAACTAAGAAGAATCACAAATGAAATTAACGCAACTTTACACAATAAATTAAACCTTTGGTGTGGGATTTGTGTTATAATCATAAGAAATAAAAAATATAATAAAATGAACTCATTAGTCGAAAATCTAAAATCTTTCTTTAACTCTAAGAGTAAAGAGGAATTAAAAGCTATTTGGCAGTCTGGATCACATCTCGACTCCATAGGAATGAAGGTGACCGACTACTTAGAAAGAGAAGGTTATCATGTCAAAATTATAGATGATAAAATAAATTTTGAAAAGGTAAATTTTAACGATAATTTAGGTTCGGATTCATATTCGAACCTTTTTTTTAACCTTAAAAATTGAAATGGAACAAGCGGCATTTAAATTAAGTGATTATTCTTTCCCTAATACAATTATTAACTATAACCATTTTAAAGAAGGAGATATTGATATATCTTTCAACGTGAACGGTAAATACAAATCATCTGAAAACAAATTCTTTTTAAGCTTTAGTGTATTAGCTAATATTGAGGGTATAACTGATCCGTTTATAAAAGTTGACTGTGAGGGCGTTTTTGAATTCAAGAATGTGAATAATTTTGGACAAATCCCTGCTTTTTTTTACACTAATTGTATTGCTATATTATTTCCCTATGTTAGATCTTATATCAGTACTGTTACGGTTCAGTCGAATATAAAACCTATTATTCTTCCCACCTTAAACTTAACCCCATTAGCAAAAGAATTAAGAGAATCTTCAATAGAAATCGAATAACATAATCAATTTGAAATGAGTGTAAGGGAGGTTTACCAAACGTTACGATTCCTGGATAATAACGATGTTGTTTTAAAAGAAGGACCTTTTAAGTGTGTACGTGATGACGCGTGGCTTGGGCATGGCTATTATTTTTGGGAAGATTCAATAAGACCTGCAAAATATTGGGGAGAGCGGATGCATGACAATAAATATATAATTGGACGAGGTCTTTGCGAAATTAATGAGGAAAATTGTTTTTATTTAGTTGGAAGTGTAAAACATAACGAATTTTTTGAAGAGGCATTAAAACAAATAAGTGAGATAGGAGAATTGAGAACTAATGTAACTGTACCACATGTTATTGATTTTTTAAAAAAGACAGGACAATTCCCATTTTATGCGTGCCGCGCAGAAACTACCGAAGCATTTGCTCCTAGTAGGTACTGGACTGAAGAAGATTTCACTATTGATGTATTATTTAAA